TAATTCTGCACAAGATGATTCTTCAGGCAAGCAGAGCTTTGTTGATAGTACCTCTACTTTTGCCTTCTCTTATACTGTTGCAAATTCAAATGAAGAAGAGTATGGTAATGGTATTGACGGATCTATATCGATTCCTGGTTCTTCAACTACAGCTACTTTCTCATCTTCATCTTTTGATTTTGACTCAGTTCATGTTGGAGCAAAAGTTTTAATTAAATCTTTAGATGATAACACAGGATCTACCAAACAAGATGAAGCTGATATTGGAAATTATTTAGATGGCGGGTCAAGTGCTACTTTTACAATTGCGTCTATTACAGATGATAATAATGTAGTTTTATCAGGAGCTTTTACTTCTGGAGCTAGCGCTACAAATATTAGATTTACAATTTATAAAGAATCAGGAACTGCAAATAAGAAAGTTCTTCTTTTGAACAAGTCAATTTTTACATCCAGCTCAATTCAAAATGGTGACGGATTAAAAATAAGATATATTGATCAAAATGATGCTGACTTCTTTGATACAAATTGGTTCCAAGCTTTTGAAAAATTAGAAGCTTTTGACACACAAATTATCGTTCCTCTTCCTACTCAAACAAAATCAAATATTTTGAGAGCTGCAGTTGCACATTGTGAAACAATGTCTACAATTGCAAACAGAAAAGAAAGAGTTGCTTTAATTGGTGCTTTTGCTGGAGTTACAGATCAGGCTCTTATCGGAAATGAATTAGTTGCAGTTGAAAATATCGGAGTTATTGAAGGAATTCAAGGTGATGATCCAGAAGAAGTATTGGCAGGAAATATTGAAGATCTACAAAACTTTAAATTATCTGATAATTATACTTCAAACAGAGCTGTTTATTTCTACCCTGATCAAATTGTAAGAACAATTAATGGAACAAATACCTTGATTGATGGATACTTTATTGCAGCAGCTGCTGGTGGTAGATTGTCTGCTACACAAAACGTTGCAATTCCTCTTACAAATAAAACATTAATTGGATTTAATATTCTTAGAGATAAAGTTTTGCCTCAAACCACTTTGAACCAATTAGGCGAAGCTGGAGCTACAGTTCTTCAACCTGTCACAGGAGGAGGTAGAATCCTTGCAGGAAGAACTACTTCTAACTCTGGATTTATCGAAGATGAAGAGATTTCAATTATATTTATTAGAGATAGAGTTAAGCAAATCATGAGAGATAGCTTGCAACCTTTCATTGGTACAATTCAAGACTCTTCAACAAATTCAATTATTCAAGCAAGAGTAACGACAATTTTAAATGCTTTGGTTAACCAAGGACTTATTGAGAGCTTTACAAATGCTTCAGTCTCAAGAGACAAAGTTGACCCAAGACAAATTAACGTATATTTCAGATTTGTTCCTACCTTCCCAATTAACTACGTATTCATCGATATCGAAGTTGGAATAAGCTAAACAACATTTTAGGAGAAAAAGATGCCAGTAAATACAGGATCTATTTTAGACAGTAAAACTAGAACAGGTTTAAGTACTCAAGTTTTAATTTATGTAAACGGAGAACCAGTTGGAGCTGTTCAGTCATTTAACGTAACTCAAAATAGACCAACAAGAGCTATCCAAGAAGTTGGAACAGATGGAATTATTGAAATTGTTCCAAATGGAGCAACAACTTATAGTATCACATGTAACAGAATGGTTTTTGACGGATTGTCATTGCCAGAAGCAATGTCTAGAAGCTGGGTTAATATTGCAGCACAAAGAATTCCGTTTGATATTGTAGTCATTGACAGATTCTTTGGAGATTCTAGTGAAGAACATATTGTTACAACTTATCATAATTGCTGGTTTAAATCTTTAGGAAAAAATTATCAAGCTCAAGATTATCTTGTTCAAGAAAATGCTACTTTGGATTGCGAACATGTTTCAACTCAAAGAAATGGGTTGCCAGTCGCACAATCCCAAGGACTTAATGGCGCGAGAGAAATACCTAACAGACAGGTTGATGCATCAGGCGCTGAGGCTCAAGCGGACACAGGCCAAAGAAGAGGGGCTATGGATTTCCCTGGAATTATTAATGCCGCATACTAAAGAGTATTCAATCTCTACAATCAAGGCGCAAAAATTGCGCCTTTTTTTATTTTTATGAGTAAAATATATAATAAAAAGAGGTGTGCATGAAGACAAAAGAAGAGATGCAGAAAACATTTGTTAATTCTACAGACAAGTTCAGTTTTAGTAGTTTGATTAATGAAGTTATTTTTTTAGGAAAACTTACGAAAGAAGTAGAAATTCAAGGAATGAAGTTTGAAATAAAAACTCTTACTGAAGAAGAAAGTAGGTCGGTAGTCGAAAAGCTTTTTAGAATTCCAGAAGCAAGCAGAATGGCTTGTATACGTTCAATGACCTTGTCTAAAGCAATTGATAAAATTGGAGGTTATGACTTTACCGAAATAGCTTCATCTGTTTTGCAAGAAGAAGGAAAAGAGGTTAACGATAGAACAGTTGAGTTTAAAAAAAATGAAATTGTTTTAAAATTACAGACAAGCGTTACCAATGATCTTTTTGCAGAATATGAAAAATTAATTGAAAAGAAAGAAGAAGCTTCTGGAGGAAGCGAAATAAAAAACTCATAGCGGAGCCTTTCAGCAGGCTCCGTTGGAAAATTTGTAAGCATTTAAAAATTGCAGTTGATGATCCTTTCTTCGATAAAGTTAGCGATCCTCAACTGTTATGGTATTTTTATAATATACAGCAAGATGAATCTGAAGAATATGAAAGATATTTGGAACTTGCAGAATATATAGGTTCATTCATGAACCCAGAAGCTGCAAGAAAAGCAAGAGAATTTAGAAATGCTCCAGTTGTAGAAAGTGATGAAGATGTCTTAGAAGCTATGAAAGATAGAGATAAGATATTTGGAGATGATCTCATAAAAGGTATAGGTGAGAGACTTAAGAATAATACTAATAAAAATAGAGAAGATAGTAATTTTAGTTCTGATGTTCAAAGTCCTGTATATAAAATCATCAAAGATTCGTAACTATGTCAATAAATAAAAATCTACAATCAATCATAGATAATCTAAACACCTTAAGCTCTAGTAACTTGACAAACTCTGTAAAGCAAGCTATGGGCAACATTCAAGGTGCTATAGATACAGTTGGCGCTGTAGCGGCTGATACTGGTGATAAACTAGGTGGTTTTCTTGCTGAGTTTACAGAGGGTGTGTCTGGGGCGCAAGCTCCAGTTGAAGCACTCTCCAGAGGTGCTGGAAAGTTAGGAGATAGCTTAAAAGAGCTAGGAACTGTAGCTGCAGCTATGGGTCTTGGCAATATCTCTGCTGGAGTTCAGTCTTTTGGAGAGATTATGGGAGGCACAATACAGACTGTTGCCGACTTAAACAAGCAAATGGTTGACGCATCAGAGAGCTTTGATCAGGGTTCTTCTAGAATTAGAGCTATAGAAGGCAGATTCGGAGAACTTGGTATCAGAATGGGTATGAGTTTTAAAGAAACTCAAAAGTTCAATGAAGAATTTATGAAAATAATGTCTTCATCAGACGCAGACTTTTTTATACATCCAGCCGAAATTGGAGCAGTAACAGAAGCTTTGATGGAGCAGGCGATATCTTTTGAAGAATTAACAGAGTCTATAAATACATCTATGGGAGCTATGTCAAAACAAGAATCCGTAATTCTTTTAAGTAAGGCAACTGGAGAAAGTTATAGCACCATAGTAAGAAACATTACCGATTCTATGCGTGAATTGGGAATGAGTTTTGAAGCATCTGTTGAGCAATATGGAATTATAAATAGTCTAACTGCAAAAACAGGATTAACTTTTGACGAAACAAGAGACGCTATAACAGGCGCAGTTAACGGGTTTGAAAGATTAGGTGTTAATATGGGTTTTGCAGAGCCTATGTTTGCTTCTTTTGCAAGATCTTTAGAGAAGGTTGGTCTGGGTTTGAAACAAACGGCATCTTTAGCAAGAAGCTTTACACAAAGTTTATTGGGGGCTGTAGAAAGTGCTGACAAAATGTTTTTAATGCAGTCTAGAGGTGGAGGTAATTTCGGAGCAGGAGGTTTGTTCGGAGCTCAAATAGGGATGCAGGCGAGATTACTAGAGGCTAAGACCCCAGAAGAACAGCAAGATATTGGTATGGAAATGGTTTCTTCTTTAAAAGAATCTTTAGCTTCATTTACTGGCGGACAAATAATTACAGTACAAGAAGCGGCTAGATCTCCTGAGTTGCAAGCAACTTTTGAAATGCAAAGACAAGTTTTAGGGCAATTATCTGGGGTAACTGGATATAGAGAACAAGCTAGAGTTTTGGAGATGCTTCAGCAATTAGATGAAGGATTTGGAGATACAGCTGACGCAGAGAAGGAATTGGTTGATTTAATGCAACAAGGATTGGAAAAAGAAGATAAAACACTTCCCGAAGCAGAGAAAACAGCTAGAAATACTGCTGGTCTTTTAGCTCAAATGACGATTGGAAACGAATTAACTTTGGCAGCGATGAGAGCCTCTGAACAGGCTGCTGATAAAATTGGCTCTGCAAATAGAGCTGCCATAAGAGCCACCTCTACAGGCATAAGAGATTTGACAAGTAAGGTTTTGTCAGGGGCTGATATTGCACAAAAAGATATTGCTGATATATTAGACAGAGAAGGAATTTCTTTAAATCAATCTAAAATTACAGAATCTACAATAAAAGAAAATGAAAGACGACAAAAGGAAGAAAGATCAAGGGTAGATGTTGATGTAAACATCAAGTTAGCTCCTGGAGCTGAAAAGCTTATAGATGCCAGTTCAAGTTCTGCTTTGACAAAATTTTCAGTAGGATCTGGAAATGGAACACTTACTTCTGGAGGGTAATAGAATATGCCAATTACAAGAAAAACTATAATTTTTGGATTACCTTTAAATCTACCTGGTGCGTCTACTTTAGGAAACTATGATGGTATAACTATATCTGACTCTGAAAACAAAGCGTATGTTCAGATGTATTTAAATCCACAATCTTTTAACATAACTAGTAGAAAACTTATAAATAAACAATTAACTAAAGGTGGTTATTCTGTTCAATACTGGGGCGAAGACCTAGATACTCTTGCTTTCTCAGGAACTACAGGTTCTGGAGGTATTGAAGCTATAAATGTTATAAGATCTATCTATAGACACGAACAAATTCAATATAAAGAAGTTTTAAAAGGAAAATTAAAAGAAATATCTGCAGAAGCTAGAAACGCAACTGAAAATTTAGCTTCACAAAATAATCAACAATATTCCGCAGATTTAGGCGGGGTTTTGGCTGGGGCTGCAGATTTTTTTACAGGAGGAGCTTTTTCTTCTTTGACAAATGGATTAGAAACACTAACCGACATTGTTAGTGGAGATTTTAATTTGCCAGAAAGAAAAGAATATTCTAACATATCTAACACTGTAACTTTAGCTTCGCTTGCAACTTCAATTGAGATTTATTATGGAGGAGAAGTCTATAGGGGTTATTTTACAGATTTTAGTTTGTCAGAGTCTGCTCAAAACCCTGGGATATTTGAATATACAACAAATTTTGTAATTTTGCATAGAACAGGTGTTAGAAAGAACTTTATGCCTTGGCACAGAGATTCTTTAAATAAATTTACTGGAGAAGCTAACAAAGCGTCAACCCCTTTAGAAGGGCAGGCTTTAGACGAGCTGACTTTTCCTTATGAAGAAACTAGAGGTTTTCAGCCTCCGCTTTCAAAGAGAGAAGCTTTAAATGGCGGAATTCCTGGGGATTCCAGAAAAGTTTCTAGTACTTTTATTCCAAATGATGAAAACACAAAAGATAATCCGCAAATCAATTTAAAATCAGTAAAAAGAAGAAAAGGATAAATATTTTAAGAGGTTAGTTTATGTATAAGTACAAAGGCTTTTTAGAAAAGGCTACAGGCGTAATTAATAAAGCAGTAAATGATATAAAAGATAACAAGCCTTTTTTTATCAATACTGG